CCCCAAGGACAATGTGGCTGGCCTTAACGGCTGACCTTCCACTACACTAACGGGCACCGCCTACCGGTGGTGCCCGTTAGTTTTGGAGGAGATATGCCGACGATTAGTTCACTGCCTAATGATTCTTCATTTGGCACACAGTTCGACTACTCTGTGTGGGGTCCTGGCACTGAGGTCACGTTGTGCAATGTTCCGTGGGACTCGATGTATCGGGACGTGTATTGGTTTGACAGTCCTGAGAGGACGATTAAGTATATTCAGGACCTTAATCGTGACAGGAATATTCCGACGGTCACCATTAACCATCTTACATATTGTGCTCAGAACATGCCCGTGAGGATTAATATCCCGTTCAGTGAGGCTAACGTATTCAACTATCTCATTGTTCAGAACAGTTCTTTTCCCATTTCCCAGAATAACCGTGCCACCACTTTCTTTTACTTCATCCACTCTGTTGACTACATTGCCCCGGAAACTACTCAGTTAACGATCTCCCTTGACGTTTGGCAGACCTACCACAGTCACGTTAAGTTTCGTTCGGCGTACATTGAGCGGTCTCACTGCCTTGAGCAGATTCAGAAAGAGTTGACGGATAATTGGAACTTTGACAGTTTCAAGACTTTCTGCCGAAATTGGCTTAAGCAGCCAGAGAGTTTCTCTCTAGGTGAGAGACAGACTATTTATCGTAGTTGGTTCGGCAATCTCGTGACCGGGAAGGTCAATGACTTCAACCGTCAGTTCGACTATGTAGCGATAATTATTTCTACTGTTAATCTCGATGCCGATTTCGGGACTACCGGCAATCCTTCAATGTACGCCGCTACCGGCGCCAACGTGACTAGCACCGTACCTCACTTGGACACGTCGCAAAATAGTAAGTCAATTTCTCTTATTTCTGGTGCGTCGTACTACATGTGCTCGCTAACCGATCTTCCTAAGATCATGAAGGAATTGAGTAATGCTCCGTGGGTGTCGCAGGGTATTCAAGATATTTACTATGTCCCCGCTAATGTTGTTATCGGCGAAACTATTAGTGGCAAGTTGGGCAGTTACGGCTTGAAGCGCGTAACGCACACTTCCAACTTTCAGAACGTAGAAGTTGCATATGACTTTCACCCGACAAAGTTACCTGATTTCTTTAAGGTTAACAATAATAACATTACCGGTAAGAACCTTAGGCGACTTAAGCGCTTCTTCAAGTTCTACACCTCACCGTACATGCACATTGAATTGTCATTCAATAACGGGCAGACTCTTACGGTCTCACCTGAGTACCTTAACTGGGCCAAGACACTTGAACTTCGAGTTGAGTTCCACCTGCTCCCACCGTCCCCGCGCATTGTCGCTTATGTAGACGGGTATAACAGCGATAAGAACGATACGGCGTGGAAGACCGATACTGAGTACGTGAATGAGGCGATGGTTATTGACAACTTCCCGCACGTTCCAGTTGTTAACGACCAGAGCATGATCTGGTACGCCTCTCACGCCCACTCGATTGCTCAGAGCAGGAGTGCGGCGTCATGGGGTCTCGATAAGAGTACTCGCGCGGCCGATAACTCGTTTGATGCGACAATGAGGGGTATTCGCACCGGTAACGCCATTATGCAGAACAATCTTGGCGCTCAAAACCTGAGTACCGCACTGGCAAATACTGCTCAGATGGCGCACCAGCAGGTTAACAGTGCTAATCGCGCTATTTCCGGTATCGGGGGTGCTACTATGACTGCCCTAAGTAGTCCGGCGGCCGGTATCGGACAACTTGGCGGTTATGTTCAGGGGCAGATCACCTCTGATATCAGTACGGGCATTGATATTAACGCTCGAAACATGAGCAACGTTATCTCCCAGAATCTTACACGCGCTAATCAGAGCGAGCAGAACATACTTGCCGGCAATAACGCTAGCGCTAACCGCGACCTTGCTAAATGGGCCTCTCAGGGCGATTACCAGCAGCAGATCGCATCTATCAACGCCTCTGTTAAGGATGCGCAGATCACTCCACCATCGGTTTCTAGTGCTAACGGTGGTGACCCGTTCAACTGGATTATGAACGGTGCGCTGGTGTTTGCAAAGTTGAAGATGGTTTCTACGGATGTTATTCGTAGGCAAGGACAGTTCTGGGAGCGATACGGGTATGCGTGCGACTTTTTCCTTTCTCAACTTCCCGACAGGTTGCAGGTTATGGACCGCTTCTCTTACTGGAAGTGTCAGGATGTACGCATCACCTCCTCCTCGTGCCCCCAGATGTATGTTGATACGCTCAGGGGTATCCTTGAAAAAGGTGTGACCGTTTGGCACTCGCCCATGCGGGATAGGGAGTACCTTGGTGACGTGACGCTAGATAATACTGCAATTATGTGGGACAGTAAGGAGAGCCCGTTAAAATGAGCAGACCAGACTTTGTAGGAGAATCTATTTACGCCCCGTTCCTCCGGGAAATGACAGTAGAGCCCGGAAAAATGAGGAAGGAGGCGCTCACTAGAATGTACGCACGTGTCCTCTCAGAAATGTGCATGAATAGGTATCACTGGACCGGTCTTCCAGAGGAGATTGACCCACGCTTCCTTGAGATGACTCTGTTCTCCCAAGGGCTGTCGGTGTTTTTCTGGGACGAAGAGTTCAGCCGTTACTTCGCATTGCGTGGAGCCGGTTTTGGTACGCCAAACATGTACAACAACCCTACAGAGTTCATTGTGTACGGGAACACCATGGTCAACAAGACAATGAAATCTGACCTCTGTGTCCCCATCTGGAACAACTATCTGAGGACGGGAGACACCGATATCGTTGGTGTTTATGCCCGTCGGCTGGCAGAGATTGATACCACCACGGAGATTGATCTCATTCACATGAGGGTTCCCGTCCTCCTGACGGCTGACACCAATGAACGTAAGTCCGTCATGGATGCATACAAACAGTTGGCTGAGGGTAACCCTATGATCGCTGAGGTCTCCTCCGTCACGGGCATGGGAACTTTGCAGGACAAGATTGGCTCCATCTCCACGGGGATCAATAAGGACTATCTACCCAATGTGATGGAGGCAAAGGTTAAGGTCTGGAATGAGGCGCTCACCCTCCTGGGAATTATGAACGTCAACAGTTCCAAGAAAGAACGAATGGTCGTTGAGGAAGCAAGCGGTTCTTCCGGTCAGGTGCTTGCCATGCGCGCAGTTAACTTGCAGGCGCGTAAGTACGCGTGCGAGTGGATCAACGCCAAGTACGGGCTTAGCGTGGATGTGACGTGGAACCTCGATGACTCGGCCGGGACCACTGACATGCAGGCGCTTAACCCTATGTCTGGGATGGACCCCTTTTCTCAGCAGGAATCGTCTAACAGCACCGATTTAGGAGGTCCTAATGAGTAATTACACAACAGAGTTAAGGAAGATTGACGAACGACTCATAGACGACGCTCTTTCACATTACGAAATTTTCTCAGAGGAGTATCGCTCAACTCTGAATTCTAAGATCAAAAATCATTTCTGGTTTAATGAGATCGGACATGAGACCGTTGACATCTTCCTTTTTCAGTTAAAGGTTAAGATGAATGAGATCATGCCCTATTACAACCAGATGTATGAGTCTGAGTTGATAAAGCGTGACCCGTTCCTGACCGTTAAGATGACGTCCAAGAACTCAAACACTGGTTCTACCACCACCAGTACTGAGAGCAGCGAAAGGGGTACGTCCACCTCAAGTACCGACGCTAAGTCCCGTGCAGTCCAGTCCGAGACACCGCAGGTCATGCTCTCCGGTAATGGGGACTATGCGACAGGAGCGGCCGACTCCACCTCTCTGACCGGAGTCAAGTCGTCCAGTGAGGGTGGAGGCAGGCAGTCCTCCACGTCCTCTAGTGACGGTTCCGGCACGGGGACTCAGGAGGGGTTCTCAGGCTCGATGGCCTCTCTCATTCAGGCCCACCGTGATGCGATTATTAACGTTGATATGATGGTGATCGGCCAACTTGAACCGCTTTTCATGGCGGTTTGGACGCCGCCTACTGACATGATTGGAGCAGATTGGTATGGATACTAATGACCCGCGCGTGAGCGCTATTGACGCTGCGCTGTACCGCCTGAACCCGCCTACTACCCCCTATTCGACGCCGTTCACCTACAATAACGGCCTGACAGTTCTTGAGATTCTTGAGCGTATTCGCAGGGCCGTCGTGGACACCATCACCTATGCCGAAGGTTTCGGTAAGGAAGTTGAGGGGATGGTCAAGCGGATCAATGAGGTTGCAGAGAAATGGGCTAATGACTCAAAGAAGAAGTTGGACGACTTTGAGTCATTCTTGAACGACTCTCGTACGAGCACAGAGGCGAAGATCAACGCAATGAACGCTCTTATTGAGGAGTTCAAGGCCAAGTTGATCGAACACGCTTTCGAGCAGAACGGTGACTACGTTTCCGCGCCGCTAATGAATGGTAGTCGTCTTGATCTCGTAACGAAAGCCACATACGAGAAGTTCAAGACTGACACCACGAACACAATTAATACCGGCCTGTCTAAGGTGTACACCAAGGGAGCCAGTGACGGCCGGTATAACCCCGTTCACAATAAGTTGTATCCGCATTCGCTAATTATTGGCTCATCTAACGCCGAACCGCGTGGATGGCCCAACGGTGTGTGGGAGAAGTGGCTTAGGGGAAAGGGGGAGATTCCTCATAACTACGGGTATTCTGGTGGCGGTTTCACCAGCACCAGTGACAATAACTTCAACACTCAGTTGGATAGGGCTATCTCAGAACTGGATGGGGAGATCGCGAAACAGGTTGGTCAGATCTATATCATTGACATGCTCAATGATATTCGCGGGCAGAATGACATCCGTAATTCTGCGTCAAGTTTTATCACTCGAGCCACGAATAAGTTCCCTAACGCTAAGATCTACTCCATCCCCGTTCTATATAATGAGCACTCGCTTAACAACAACTGGGACATGGCTATGAACTGTGCGAAAGCCACGAACACGCTCAAGGAACTACTTGTCCCGTACGGCGGTCTCGTGTGCGAGGGGTCTAGGTCATGGTTCCACAACGGGAAGAATGACACCTATTTCCCCGAAGGTGCTGGGGTGCATTTCTCCACTGCCGGATACGAGTACGCGCAGAGGAGGTTTGACCAGTGGCTCAACGGTGACTCTGGTTGGGACGACTACGGTTGGCACAACCTTAAGGACGGTACTAACTACGCCAAAGTCAAGAATGACAACAATCTGCAAGCGTATGTGTGCCGTAAGCGTGACACGGTGGAGATTCACGGAACGTTTGGGACGATTCAGATGTCTGGATTAGACAGAGTGTTCACTCTTCCCCAATGGGCGAGACCGTTCAGGAACATGTACGTGACGTCATGGAATATTACAACTGCTTTCCCGCTTATTGCGGACACGTACAGTCAGTTGCTCGTGAGTTCCAACCTTGCCGATAACTCAGTGCTCTCGTTTAACGCGACCTACCCCATCTTCTAGGAGTTGCGCCCTCCCTGATATTATTCAGGGAGGGCGTTTCTATAAGGAGGCAGCATGGCATGGGATGAGACTTCAAAGAAAGTAGCGATTAAGGCTATCGGTACGGTTGAGTCTTCCATGAAGTACGACTCAATCAATTATAATGACCCGATTACCGTGGGAATTGCACAGTGGTACGGGCCTAGGGCGGCTGACATTATCAAGAAAATGGGCGCCGCTCACCCAACCGAATATGCTGGGGTGAGTAACTCACTTAAAACCGACCTCAATTCACACGGTAATGACCAGTGGTGGACCAACCGGTGGCTGTCAAAGGAGGAGGGTAATTCACTCCTACCTCTCCTCAGAGCAGGTGCTAAGGAGCAGGACGCGCAGTTGGTGGCCGATCTTGAGGGGTATTTTCAGGCAGCCAGGAATCTAGGGATTGACCCGAACACTAACACCGACTCGTTCATCTACTGGTGCGTCGCTTATCACCAAGGGCCCAGGTACGCAATCCAGGTAGCCAATAACGTTGGCGGTAACGCGTCTCTTGACGCCTTTCATCACGCCACGCTTAATAATGGCGTGCTGGGGAAGTACCCCAACCGGTACAACCAGGCATACCAGATTATCAAGAACAAGGACACTTCCGGTGTCTCGTCACCAGGGGCAGCGGGGACCGTTCGTCCAGGCAACGGTGGCAGTGGTGGCGCTACTAGTGGCGGTTCCAACGCTGGCTCCCTCAGTTCCGTGTGGTCTGACGGAAGTGGACTCCTCCATATGAACACGTCAAGTGGTGTAGTGACCGCTTACCCTACTGGGAGCTCGCGTCAATGGGTTACCGCTGAGAACAGGGTGTCCAATGGTGGTAGCGCGGCTACAGCGAGCAATGTTGGTGGTAGTGCACCGGGTGGCGGCACTGTTCCCGGCAGTGCCGATGCCGCTGCAAAGCGGCAAGCAGTCTATAAATGGATGTATGACAGGCAGTACAAGTTCTCCTATCTACAGGCCCCCGGCCGTCTCAACCCCGATCAATCCGGTTTCGGAGACTGTTCCAGCACTATCTACCGGGCCTATATGGACACGGTTGGAATCAACCCTGGCACGTGGACGGGTGACCAGTACAATCGTGGCACAGAGGTTGTTAGAGGGTATGGTCACCCTACTCCTGCGCAGATTGCGAAGATGACTACAGCGGATATGATTGTCATTAGTTGGGGCGGCGGGTACCCGCACACTGACCACGTTGAGATGTATACCGGAGATGGTAGTCACACTATCGGTCACGGTGGGCCCCGGAAAGGCCCGCACATTAATTCAATCTTTATGCTTGACGACGCCGCTTGGTGGACTGTTCGTCGTCATATCCTGTAGGGGGAGGAATGAACGGAAAGATTACACACTACTACGATTTCAGTCGTGTACGGTCTTACGGTGCGCGTTACCTCATGATTGTCGGTAGTCGTGGAACCGGTAAGACGTACGGCGCCAAAAAGATTGCTATCAGCAACGCAATCAAAAAGGGTGAGCAGTTCATCTACCTACGTCGTCACCGCGTAGAGCAGAAAGGTCGTTTCACGTTCTTCGATGACATTGCGCACGAGTTCCCAGGGTACGAGTTCGCAGTTCACGGGAACGACGCTGTCATGCGAATGGAAGGTGACAAGAAATGGGATACCATCGGCTACTTCTCCGTCCTCAGCACCTCTCAGGCGCAGAAATCAACGGCGTACCCGCTGGTCACCACTGTCATCTTCGATGAGTTCATCATCGAAAACCCGCAGATTCGGTACCTTGATGACGAGGTGCGTGTCTTCAACAACTTCTACCTGACCGTTGACCGGTATAAGGACAAGACAACGGTATTCATGCTCTCGAACTCGGCCAGCATTATGAACCCGTACATGCTCAAATGGGACCTGAGACCAAACTCCGAGTTCGTCAAGGCTGGTGACGGGTTCATCGTCTGCCATTTCGCAGATGACACTCAGTTCAAGAACGACGTTGCTAACACGCGGTTCGGTAAGTTTGTCATGAGCACAGATGAGTCGTATGCGGAGTATGCCATTAGCAACAAGTTCAAGGACAACACTGACGACTTCATCGGAAAGAAGAGCGGGAAAGCCGAATACTATTGCACTATTCGCACGCGTAACGGTTGCTTTTCTGTATGGACTGACCTTCCTATGTTCACCATCCAGGAGTACAGGCCCAAGAATGAAGTTATGTACTGCATTGACCACAAGGCAATGAAAGAGGGTGACATTTATGTAAAAAGTAATGATCGAATTCTCCAAATGTTGAGGAACAGGTGGAGAAGAGGGCTTATCCTATTTGACTCCCCAAAGTCCCGAAACACATTCACGGAAGTATTCAAATGACGTCCCATATTGATATCGGAATAGTTGTAGGGCTCATCACCATCATCGGCACTGTCGTCGCCGTAGGCAGGTGGACCTACAGACAGTTCAAGTCGCTAGAGTGTCTACTTGAGGACTGGCACGGCGAGAAACCGCGACCAGGTGTTCCCGGAAGATTAGGGGTAATGGAAAGGCTGGACAGTATTGAGAAGAAAGTTAACAGTGCCGCTTTTAATTCTCGGCCTAATCACGGCACAAGTGCTTTTGACGAGCACACCCGCCTACTGAACCAGATTCTAGAAAGGATCGACAATGAACAAGGTAATTGAGAC